CAAGAATGTTGTAGAAGTTTAAATCAACCAGTATCATTAACCAGATTTATAAGATATCAAAATTACCTTAAATCAATCGGAGTTTAATTATGTTTAATTTTCTAAAAAATTATGAAATGGAAGATAAGGATAATAGTATAAGAGCAGAAATCTTAGAAAGAATGAAAATCATAGAAGAAAAACTGGATTGTATGCTGATGGATATTAAAAGACTGGAAGAAGAAAGTATTGAAACATCCAATTCTTTGTATGAACTTTCAAATTCCATTGATGCAGTTGACCGCCGCATAGATATTATTACAGAGCACTGCAAAATTAACTACGATGTATGAAGATCTAAATGAACTTGAAGCAGCACTTGCACATTTTGGTTCCAGAGTAGATGTTATATGTGCAATGGAAATGGGAGGAAAAATAAGTGAAGAAACTGCTTACCAGAATATTAAAATGGAACTCAAAGAACTCAAAAAAGTTAGAAAAAAATACAAAAAGGAAGTGTAGTAAATGTGGTGAAGAAAAACCACTTGACAAAACTCACTATCAAGTAGTAAACTTCTTTAAGTCCGGATTTTCTTATTACTGTAATGTCTGTAATCAACCAAAACCAAGACCTCCAGATCACACAGAATAAAGATGGAAGTTTCACGATGAATTGGAATCGTGATGACCCAAATTGGAACTTCTTAAACGATCTTACATCAGAAGAAATCTCTAAAATAATCAAAGAGGAAATTCAAAATTATGGAAAACAAAATGTGGAACGCAATGAACGATCTGGAGATGGTGAGTGTAAAAATTGTGTCTGCTCGTGAAATTCTTGATTGTGCAATAGATAGATTAGATGAAAAACAATATGATAAGGTAGAAAATCTAATCAGTGCTGCACATGAATATCTTGAATACTACCTCACTGAATTTAATGAAAAATTCAAAATTGCATGGAAAGAAACTGTAGGAAATCAAAATGAATGATTTATTTCTCTGTGAATGTGAATCTCATAGTCATATGATGATTGTATCCAATGATGAAGAAGGTTATGTGTATGTTTCCATTCATCTTACATCATTACCAATCTTTCAAAGAATTGTAAATGCAATTTCTTATATCTTTGGAAAACGATCAATTTACGGAGATTTTGAAGAAATTATCTTAGGACCAGAAAAAACACAAGAACTTATTCAAATACTTACAAACCATGCTCTCACCAAATGTTAAAGACTTCTTAGAAGAAGCACAAGGAAATCTAAGGTCTGCATTATCACACGCAGCACGAAGTGAAAAACCAATCATTAACAAACAAATAGCAGAGATCATGACTGCGATTGATTATCTTATGAAAACAGAAGAAATGAGTGATAAGATTGAAGATATGATGAAGAAGAATAAAAACTTCTTTGGGGATTTATTCTAATGACTCTTTTCACTCAAAGAATGAAAGACATTACAAAAGAAGAATGGAATGAACTCAATGCATTAAACGGTGCTATTCAAGATTCTCCTTCCAGTGTAACACCAGAAAAAATGGAATTGTTCTCCGAATTATTTGTAAGAACACTGGAAGGAAAAGGTGACCAAAAAATAAATAATACTAACACTAACCCAGAAAATAACAATTTTATGCCAGACATTCATTCACATATTCAAAGAGATAAAGAAATTCTGGATGATGCATCCATTTCTCCCCAGATGCGTAGACATACTGCGGAAGAACTCACTGCACTGGAAGAATATCAAAAAAGACATCCAGATGATTCACATGACCCAACAGCACTTGAACTCTATTGTGACAGTCACCCTGATGCATTAGAGTGTAGAATCTACGAAGAATGAAACAGTATCTTCTTCTTGCTTCTCTTTTATTTTTACCAACTCCGGTATTATCTCAACAGATTAATACTTACGGAGTATGTACTCAATACCGGGAAGTCTATGTTCCTGGTGTCTATGACTCTTACGGAAATTATACTCCCGGAAGTGTCTATACACAATCCTATAATGTTCCTTGTGGGTATAATTATAATCAATACGGATACACACCAAGAAGATATTATGGAAGATATACAAATCCAAACTGTAATCCAACAAGAACATTATTTGGTACAATACTTGGTGGTGCTATTGGAAATGCTCTTGCCAATCCTTCAAATAGAGGATGGCCAACCGCACTTGGTGCTTCCATAGGCGGACTTACTTTTGCTTGTTAATTTATTTTTTTAATCCTATGAAATATCTTTATATTATTGATTACTGGGCTCCTTTTCCTTCAAGTGAATATGGTGGACTCATTAATCTAATTGCAGAAACAGACAATGAAGCATTTGAACTTCTATCTAATGAAAGTCAGTTTGATGATGAATACAATGACCGAATTATGCAATCAGTAGTCAAAGCACAAAAGTTTAAACTACAAGATGATTATGAATCCGGAATTATAGAGGCATTTACAACATGATACAATTATATCGTATTGAATATGAGTTTTCCACTGGATGGAATTTAATTGAAGAATCCGCACATTCTCTTACAAAAGAGCACTGTGATTATCTTATTTCTTATTATCTCTCACAAGGTTATAATCCAAATTATTTAAAAGTACGTAAAGAGTTGCCTGAAACAAAAAACCAATAATATCCTTTCCATGAGTATCTTCCAGGATTACGTAAACTTTTAATCAATCCTGCACCTCTACCAGAATCTCCTACTAAACGGATTGCTTCTGCAATAGATTCATATTGGGAACCAAATTCTCCTGTTTTTTTATATACAGAAAATACAGACTTCTTTTTAGATTTTTCTTCTAATATTTCCCATTTGTGTCCATAGGCAGTTCCACCTTTTTTTGCTGCAAGTAAAATATTACTGTTTCTATTTGCATTACCAGTAATGGATAATGCTGCCATACGTGCGTTCTCATAATCGGTACATATACCAGTTTCTAAATTTTTACCACGAATAAGAAGACCAGAATGTTTTCCATTACCTCTGGTTTGATTTGTTAATTCATTCCAAGGTTCTACTTTTGTTTTTATAACTTTTTCAGTTGTAATTGTTTTCTTTTTTGTTTTAGTATTATATCCTTTTTGATTCTCAAGGGTATTATAATGTTTTATCCAATATTTTTCTTTGTCATCTAATAAACTTTCATCACATTCATCTATCTCTTTAATTGTGAAATTGTGATTACCATATCTACGCATAGCATAATGTAATGGTTCTAATGACATTCTCAATGAATCTTGTATATGTTGCTTCCACTCTTTATTCATTCCTTGAGTAGTCTGACCAACATACTTATAACCGTTTTGTTTGTTAATGATGAGATAAATGATTCCTCGTGCCATTAAGTAATACAGTATATTCTATCTTTATATATTGTATATAATACTTTAAGTATTGTATATAATGTTATATTGGTTAAAATGTTATATTTTCAACATATTTCAGTTGTATTTTGTAAAATATATTAATGTTTTTTATTTAACTGTGGAAAACCTGTGGAAAACTAATGTATTTGTGTGGAAAACTTATAAGTTCTTTGAGTTCTTATAAATGTCAATTCTTATAGCAACCTTAGCGAACATACCATAAGAACTCAAATATGTCAACACACACGAGAAAAATCCCCAAACCCACACAAAATCTCGACGAGACTTGACATACCATAAGATCTCGCCTATACTTATAACATCTCGACGAGACACATCACATCTCATAACATCTAGACGAGTCTCATATCTAGACTAGACACATCACATCTCATAACATCTAGACGAGTCTCATATCTAGACTAGACACACACATCTCATAACATCTAGACGAGATTGTGTCATCATATCATAACATATCTCGACGAGATCGCACACATTCTCATATATATTCACATCTAGTTGACATCACTACGAGATTATGCTATTCTAGTTACATAACCATATGGAGGTTACACTAGCTTATGTACGATGATTACGATCTAGATTACACATTCTCATATGACTATACACATGATACTGATGATCATGATGTAGATGAAGATTATGCACGAGACTCGAATGACTATCAAGATCTTGCATATCGTCATTACGCATAATTATTAATTATTAAATATTTAATAATATTATAACAAGTTCCTGTGTCAATTCTGTGGTTCTTATGCCACTTTAAGAACTGGCACAGGAACTCTTGCAATATCTGGAGTTTTGCCCTATCTTATAAGGGTAGTCAAGAAAACCCACCGAAATGACCACTAAACTCTCTGGTGCTTGTGTTAGAATGGCACTGATGGATCGTAGAACAGAACTGATTCGTTGTGCTTCTATCACAAAGGATGATACTTTTGATGCAAAGATTAAACAACTTGATGATGCTTTGTTTAACATCTGGGATGCAAAAGAAGTAGAAATTCACGTGACACTGTAGAAACTGTCACAAGGGCACTTGATTTTCTTCTGGTGCCCTGATACATTACATTCGTTCCTGAGACATCTTATGACCGACCAACAGATTGAACAAATCCTGATTCATGCTGCTTGGATCTGGGATAATGAAGAAATCACTGAAGAAGACGTAAACAAATTGTTACGGTTTGCCGTTGCTGTGAATGACGTTATGACACTCTAAGAACTGTCACAACACCCCTTGTGTTCTCATAAGATTCCTGATACATTACATTCGTTCACCTGAAAAACCCAATGGTGCTACCATCCTACAATGCAATTTCGTTTCAATCTAAAGAAGAACATCTTGCTGCATTATACGATGCTTGTCTACTGATTGTCAATACTTACAATTCAACAGATATTCTTGATTCTTATTCTGTTGACAATGTAAGTCCTTATCAGTTTATGAAGTTTGCTCGTAATGTTCTTAACACAATCGCAAATGACTGAAAACAACTCTATCACATACGAAAGAAACTTCAAAGAACTTGTATGGTATCAGGAATGGATTTTTAAGAATGGTCAATATATTGGTGAAATCTTTACCAATATAACTGGTAGTGGTTACTTTCTTCGTAAAGTAAAAGAAATTCAACTTGCTGATAATTATGTAACCACTATTCTTGAAAATATAGCACACTTTGAAT